ATGCGATACGCAAACATTCTTTCTGATGCTATTTCCAAAAGTGGTCTTTCCTATTCACAAATATCTATGAAATGTGAGCAAAAAGGCATGAAAATTTCGCGGGGATATTTGTCTCAACTATGCACAAGCACAAAACCACCAGCTTCGGATGAAATGAATAAAGTTCTTGTGGAGGTCCTTGGTAAATCTTCTGGATTGACCTACGAGGAGATTACTTATGCCAAGTACTATGAAATTTTGTCGCCAGAGGTTTTCAAAATCATTCTTTCTAGGGGGTTACGACAATGCGAGCAATTGAAGACATCGTAAAAGAAATGAATGAGTATGGTTTTTCACCAGATTCCATTGATCAGGACATTGAAAACTTAATGGATTCTATAAAAAGTCAAATTGTCAGCATTGATGAAACGATGAGTCCACAACAAGTAAATGATGCTTTTAGGTTTCTCTATGAGTCGAATAAAAGATATCCATTAAAAGGTCCTTTATCAATCAGCTTATCTTCATCTGGTGGAGTTGTTTTAAGTGAGGGAGTGATAGTAACAATGAAGCCTGATGAAGTAGCAAATAAGTTTACTCGGAATTTAAATAGCAATGAACCAAATGCAGTGAGACTCAATCAATTACTTAGCAATATAGGATAGGAAGGAAGGGGAATATGATACCTGAACATTTAATTGCAGATCGGTACTGGCGGGGGACACTGTATATTTTCACCGAAAATGAAAAGCTTAAACGGCTTGCCGGGAAATATGTCGACCTTGAGGAGTGCGCGATTGATGTTGCAGGACTCAAGCGTATCTCTAAGCCTTGGTCAGAAAGCGAAAAATTCATGCTGAATCTGGCGTTACATCTTTTTAACGAAAAGAACAAGGTGAATTTGTCAGATATGGATTACCTAGATACTGGTAATAAAGCAATCGCTCTGAAGGCAATTCAATTGCGGTTTGCAGGATAGGAGGGAGCGTATGGGGAGCGATTTGCAATGTTGGCGTTCATGGAGGCATCTGCAGGAATTGATCCGTTTCCGGAACAGCGGCCAGACACATGATGCGGCTGATGATTGGCTGGACAAAGAAATTTCGGATTTGCAAAAGGATATAAAAAAGCAATCCTCCGGGGTAGGAGCCGGAAGATTGCAGGCTTGAAAAATATTAATCGGCATTATTATAACACAATATTGGCGCTCTGATAAGGGGATGCTCACATGATCGTTCTTAAAGGGGATATCGTCCGGACCGAATCTGGCATTAAGGGGGAAGTCATGGACGTGTGGGGAGTTGCCCGGACTTGGCTACGCATACAGTCGGATTCCGGCAAACATTATGCCCTTGAATCGGATGTGTCAGAAGTCATTAAGCGTCCTAAGCGTAAATCACCACGGGAGAGGAGGTGATATGCATGAATGTGGACATTAACAATCTGGCAGGCGGTGCTATGGCAGAACGGATCAACCGAGAGTTGAAGAAGGTTGCAGAGAATGTCATGGATCCGAACACGAAGGCTGACGCCGTACGCACTGTGACCGTTCAAATCAAGATCAAACCGAACGAAGCCCGTCAAATCGGTAATACAGAAATTGAAGTCAAGTCGTCGCTGGCTCCGGCCAAAGGCGTGCCGACACAGTTTGTCTTTGATTTCGACAGGGACGGTAAAGCTGTGATGAAAGAGCTGAACCTGAGCAGCGATCAGAACCAAATGGCGATGAATGATGCTGGGGAAGTCGTAGACGGTACAGGGTCAAATCCCAAAGTAGTTGGTTTGTACAAGTGATCTTTGAAAATTAAATATATGGAGGAATTGAAATGATTAAAGAAGCCATTGAGAAGGTTTTGAGCCTAGCTGAAATTCGGACAACCAAAATCGGTGACCAGGTTTTCACCAGCAGCGATATTAGACGGGTAAGCGAAGTTACCACCGATACGCTTAAGGTTCGCAATCTGAGAGGAATTGTTGACTACATTACAAAGAACTTCGATGAGAAATTCCCTGTCATTGTTCACATACAGTCGCCAACTCACGTTAGTGTGCTTACTGGATACAACCGTGATTTGCAGCGGAATGTACTGATCGAAGCAAGCGCATTGCTTCCAGACATCGACTTTGGTCGGTATTACGATATTGAAAACTTCAATATCTTACTCCAGAGCTGCTTTGTGGATAACGACATGAGAACGGCGTTGCTGGCCATTGTCGGAAACGTTAAGGACGAGAAAGTTGTCAACTATGGTGACGATGGGACAAGCCAACAGGTTACAGCCAAAGTAGGTGTTGCGACCGTTGAGCAAGTCAGATTGCCGAATCCGGTTTATCTGAAGCCTTATCGGACTTTCGTAGAGATTCAGCAGCCCCAAAGTGCATTTGTATTCCGGATGAAGGATGGTCCGTCAGCAGCACTCTTTGAAGCAGATGGAGGCGAATGGAAGCTGCGGGCGATTGCTGAAATCAAAATATATCTTGATCGAGCCTTGGAAGAGGAAGTAAAGGACGGGAAGGTCGTCATTATAGGTTAATCAATACAGCACTACATACCGGGAGGGGAAACCTTCCCGGTAAACATAGGAGGGACGAAGATGTTGCAACAGGCATTGCAGAAGCTCCAGGAGGAGATTGGACAGAAGGCTAAGGACCCATATGTTCAGCATGTAGGAGCTTTTTTGATGGGATATGTACGTCAGCATCAGGAGCATGCTGCTTTCGTTCTAACGGAAGGGAAGACCATTATGGGGAGTCTTTCTGCGATGAAGGAGGAAGCCCGTAAGAAGCAGTCCAATGGTGTCGGCGTCCTGTCGGATCAGGAAGGGTTTGAAATCGCGCTCAAGTATTTCGGTGTGCCGGTCAAACAGGAAAAGGCGGCTGCTGAAGCCCCTGTGTTGAAAGCATCCCTTGATGATTTGCTGTGAGGTGACCGAGGATGAGTCAAAAAGACAAGGATTTTCACAGATTTTATAAGCATTTTCCTAAGACAATCGGCAAAAACATTCGTGATTATGTCACGAATCATGTTTTGAAGGGGAGTAGGTATATCTTTATCCGCCGTGTAAAAGGAATTCAGTTCGGATACTGTACGCATTGTAACGAGCGGTTCATGACTCCATTCCCTTTAAAACATAACGAAATGACTGATTGCCCAAAGTGTGGTTCTCGTTGCGAGGTCAAGAACCATGGGACAAGCCGCAAATATATGGTGGATAATGCTTTTGTCGTCTACTATGAAAAATCTCGTGTGAACCCTGATGCCATCATAGCACGTGCTTTCCGAGTATTTCGGGACTATAGAGGAGATTACACGAGGGTAGAGACTGAATATAGCAATACAGCACTTTATCTATTTGAGCCTAGTAATGCGGAAATGTATGAGCACTATTGGTGGCACAAGGAAGACAAATATGTAAAATGTGCTTCAGTTCATTCTCTAGAGCTTAAATCGCAATATGCTAACAATCAGTGCTCTGAAGAAAGCATCAAAAAGGCCATTGAAGGTACGCCTTATCAATATAGCACTTGGGATCAGCATGACCAGCCTCAATGGGACTATGTAAAATTCTTTGCCTTATACAGCAAGTATCCAGCTGTGGAGTATCTGACCAAGCTTGGATTCAAATATTTTGTTGGTGCAAAGCTGTTTGACCTGAAGACGTTCAACTGCATCAATTGGACCGGGAAGAACATTAATAGCATTCTGCGGCTGAATAAGTCGGAGATTAAAGAGGTACTTCAATACGGTACCCAAGTCAATCCAATCCAACTCAGGTTGTATCAATTATCCCGTAAGGACAGTAACCGACCTTCGCTGTGTCAGATCATCGAAACATTTAAGGGTGCTGGTGACGTTATGAACGAAATAAAACACATCATGAAATACGCGAATGTCGGCAAGATCATTAACTATATGAAAAAGCAGATTAATCGTCCAGAGAAACGAAAATACCGGAAATACCAGGACATCCTGACGGCCTGGCGAGATTATCTGGTCGAATGTGAGACCTTAGAATTTGATATGTCCAATGAACGGATCATTTTCCCCTCCAATCTCTTCGCATCCCACCAGAAGACCATGAAAATGGTTGTTCATAAGCAGAACGAAGAGACTGACCGGAAAATCAAGAGCAGGCAAAAGCAGCTCAGTAGATATGTATTTGAGGATGCTAACCTGATCATCAGACCAGCTCAGTCAACGTTTGAACTAATCAATGAAGGCAAAGAATTAAGCATTTGTGTTGGAACATATGCCGGCAGGTATGCCAAGGGGGACACTGTTATCCTACTTGTCCGCAAGAAACTTGAACCTGACAAGCCATTTTATACGGTAGAAGTATGGAACGATGAAGTAAGGCAAGTTCAAGGATTGAAGCATTGTTCTCCTACAAGTGAAGTCAGAGAGTTCATGGAGAAATTCAAAAAAGCTAAGCTAGCTAAATCTGATAAAAAGGTAGGTATTGCCGTATGACCACCCGTAAAACAAAGGCGACCGCTGCTGCTGAAGTTGTTTCTGCAGCCGAGACAACAATTGCCAGTCGTACCCCAGAAGTAATTGCTGCGGAAATCCGCAGTATTGATCAGCAGGCACGTCAGTATGTGTTGCAGTCAGCAATTGAGATCGGCCGGAGGCTGACCGAGGCAAAGGAACTGGTTGCCCATGGAGAATGGGGGAAATGGCTGAAAGACAACGTTAATTATGGCCAATCCACGGCCAATAACTTCATGCGAGTGGCTGCTGAATACTCAAATTCACAATCGCTTACGAATTTGAGCTATACCCAGGCTGTTGCTTTGCTCTCAGTGCCAGCAGAGGAGAGAGAGTCGTTCGTTGAAGAGAACAATGCTGCTGAAATGAGCACACGCGAGTTGCAAGCGGCTATCAAGGAGCGGCAGGAGGTTGAAAAGCAGCTTGCTGAGGAGCGGGAACGTTTGAAAGCCGCTGAGTTGGCCCACAAGGAAGAGCAGAAACAGCGCGAACTGTTACGGAAACAATACCAGAACCTTTTAGAAGAAAGGCAGAAATTAGAGGCCGACTTGACCGCTGCACAGGCTGTATCTGAGAAGGCACCAGCTAAAACAGATGCCAAGACTAAGACCGAGCTTCGGAAGGCAGAGAAGGCTTTGTCTGAATCCCAGCAACGTCTTGCTGCTCTGGAGGCCGAAATGAAGGCCAAGGAAGACGAATTGAACGCCAAGGTTGAAGCTGCCATTAAAGAGCGTGAAAAGGAAATGGCAGAGCAGGCCCGGAAGCGTGAAGAGGAATCGGCCAAGCAGGTGGCAGAGCTGCAGGAGCAGCTTCGCAAGAACAATAACACCGCCGCTATTAAGGTCAAAGTTCATTTTGAATCGCTTGTTGGTAATTTCAACGAACTTATAGGGGCGCTTGCTGCGTTGGAAAATGAAGAGCAGAAAAAGGCTATCTCTGACAGAATCGCCCACCTCTGCGATGACATGAAGGCAAAGCTGTGATGTGACATGTTCTTCTTCTTTGAACAAGCCTTTAAACCCGGTGTAGTTTGCCGGGTAATTGGAGGCAGCGACGAAGGCAAGATGGTTGTTGTCCATCAGATTTTTGAAAACATGCTTTGGTGTTATGATAATCGGCCAGTGACGCACCGCATAAATCGCAAGGGACAGAAAGTTATTGATTTTGATCCGGCTTGTGTACTGTCCCCTTATTCTCCTGGACAACTTGAGGTAACAAATGACATCCCACTTCAGCAGTCCGGATGGGGTGAAAGATACCGAAGAGCCAGGATGTATTGATTCACGAAAGTGGCCTTGAGGCCAACCAAGGAGGCGGCTGTTTATGTCCGACAATAAAGGACTTTATAACAAATATCTGATTATCATTCGTGAAAGCGGTCAGGAGGCCCAAGGGGATTATTTTGTTCTTAAACCATCATCTGATCCGGCGGCAAGGGCAGCACTTGTTAAATATGCGGATCAGACAGCGAATCATGAACTGGCCAAAGATATTTATGAATGGCTGTACAGATTAACTGGTCCTAATGATCCTGATGCGTATCAGGAAGAGGTGTACCCTATGCTTGATGGATCGGAAATTATCCGTTCTCAGGGCGACCGTGTATTGTTTCATAGAATGCATAAAGGTCAAATCCCTATAACCATTGATCCGGAAAGCGTTATTGATGATGTATTGAATGCTCTTGAATTTGCTAGGTTGGAGAATAGATGCTTGATTAGAAGTATGGATTTTCAAGGTGAAGTTTTAGAAGCGTTCAGGACAGTCCTGGCAGAACAAATTAAAGGTAAAGCTAATGAGCCGGATATCCCATAAGGCTCAGGAACTTGTTGAATCAGCTCTTGGGCCTCTGATCAAATCAGGGGCACCAATTGAGCGGCTGGCGTTGATCGTTTCCAGGGAGTCAGAAATTGTTCAGTACCAAAGTATGAACACACGATTTGGAACGCTTAGAATCGAACCAGGATTTAATGTACGTAAGGGATTGGCCTACATCATTGAAGATGATTGGCGAAACAAAAGGTGCTTCGCTTGGGTGTACGGATACCAGCAGCAAAGAAGGTGAACAGTATGGACTTTGTCGCGGAAATGACTTCCTTCATGGATTGGCTTGAAATAAATCCGTTGGAGCCAACCACACAAACTTTGTGGTTTCACTTAATTGCAATCGCAAATAAGAGTGGTTGTCCAGAGTGGTTTACAGTAGCCAATTCCCTGTTACAAGCGAAGGTAGGGGTTACCGAGAACACACTGAGTAAACATCGAAACTATCTGGTCCAGAAAGGCCGGATTGAATATAAATCACAAGGTAAACAAAAGGCAGGAAAGTACAAGATCATCCCTTTTACCTCAAATATTGCGGTAGATCATCAGGTAAACAGTGCGGTAAAACGTGAGTTAAAACATTTGGTAAAAGGTGATGCGTTATTAAAAGATTTTAAATCTTCTTCTGCTTCTTCTTCTGACGCAGGGGAGGTTGAAAAGGAATATGAGTCCTTTTACGCAGCTCATAACCGAGTATTCGGATTTGATTGCAATCCTTTTCAGAGCAATCAGCTTGCTACGTACATTGATCAAGACGGAATGTCGGAAGCCGTGGTGATACGAGCCATTGAACGTGCGGGAAGTGCAGCAGCAGGCTACAACTTCAAGCTTATTACCAAGATTTTGGACGACTATTTCAAATCCGGTGTCCGTGAGCTTGACCAGGCTATTGCTTTGGACAGGCAGTTTGATAATCGGCAGAGTAAGCCGGTCCGCAAGCCGGTCGGAAAAGTCCGCAGTTTCGCGGAAATGGCAAGGGGGAGAGGAACATGACATTGGAAGAGGTAGGCGAGCTGTTCGATAAGATCGTTGAGTATTACCCAGCCTTTACTGGGGATTTATCGAAAATGGAGAGTTGGCATGAGGCTTTGCAGGATGTTCCGTTTCCTCTTGCTCACAGCAACCTGATAAAATACGTTGCTGATCCAGATAACAAATATGCTCCTCATCCTGGAGCTTTGGCCAAAAGGCCAATCAAAACTGAAAGCGATCGTTACCACGAGAGCATGAAAAAAGCCGGGACGAAGACGTTGCAAACGAACGAACTACTCCGAAAGGGAGCAGTAGGACCGACAGAAGAGCAACGGCGGAAGGTGCGTGAACTGTTTGAACAACAACGTTGAATTACCAAACAATTTGCAGGCTGAACAGGCTGTTATTGGCGCGATCTTGCTTGATGCTCAAGCCTATATGTATGCAGCTGATATTCTGTCAGCTGACCATTTTTACAGCATGCAGCATGAGCTTATCTATAGAGCCTTTACAGACTTAGCCGATGAAGGGAAGCCCATTGATTTAGTTTCTGTTACCGCCAGGCTGCAAGAGAAAAAGCATATTGAACTTGCTGGCGGTGTTTCCTACTTGGGCAAGCTGGCAAAAAGTGTTCCTACTGCCGCGAATATCACCGACTATGCTGAAATCGTCAAGGATCGTTATCTGCATCGTGAAACGATACTGTCACTGGAAGCACAGTTGCGAAACGCTTGGAAATCAGATACCGGTATGTTGGCGCTGGCCAGTGTGCAGACTGCAGCTACCAGCCTATCAGATAAGGCAGTAAGGGGCAGTGAGTTTCGTAGCATGAGAGAGGTTGCAATGGCAGCTTTCGACATCATGGAAAATCGCTACACGTGTTCGGGTGACGAGGTAACTGGTATCCCGTCAGGGTATGTAGACCTGGATAAGATGACATCAGGCTTCCAGAATGGCGATCTAATCATAGTGGCCGCACGGCCATCTGTCGGTAAGACGGCTTTTGCGCTGAATATCGCCCAGAATGTAGCAGTCAGAGCAAAGAAAAATGTTGGTCTGTTCAGCCTGGAGATGTCCGCCGAGCAGTTGACGCTACGTATGATCAGCGCCGAGCAGCATGTGGATGCAAACCGTATCCGTACCGGATTTTTGAGGGCTGAGGATTGGGACAAAGCAACTATGGCCATCAGCAGTTTGTCTGAAACTCATTTGTTTATAGATGATTCTTCTTCATTAACGGTACAGGAAATCATGAACAAGTGTCGGCGCTTAAAGCAAAAGATTGGGCTTGATATGGTGGTCATTGATTACCTACAGCTTATTACTGGAGACCGCAGCCGCGAGAACCGACAGCAAGAGGTTTCTGAGATATCCCGCAAGCTGAAACAGCTTGCCAGAGAGCTACAGGTTCCGGTAATTGCTCTGTCCCAGCTCAATAGATCGGTAGAACAGCGCCAGGACAAGCGGCCCATGCTATCAGACTTGCGCGAATCCGGAGCCATTGAACAGGATGCTGACATCGTCGCCTTCCTGCACCGGGATGACTATTACGATCAGGAGACCGAGAAAAAGAACATTATCGAAATCATCATTGCTAAGCAGCGTAATGGTCCAGTCGGAACAGTGGAACTTGTATTTATGAAGAATTACAACAAATTTGCCAATTATGAACGTGCTCACAATATGTCACAGTCCGAGCAGTACCCGATACCGGATATGTACAGATAACGTGGAGAGGGGGGAGACTATGAAACAAGATGAAGAGGATTTCAGTTTCCGAAAATTGAAGATGTCCTATCGGCGGACAGTCCGGGACTTGCAGCGGAGATTAAAGGAGTTGGAAGAAGGGGACGGAGACATTAAAACGATTGAAGAAATGATATCCGATTGTAATTATGTCATCGAGTGGCTGCACACAGGACGCAGGCCGGGGAATCGGCGGGGAATTGAGAGAAGGGCTGCATATCAACGTGAAAAATTGATGGACCCGGTTCGGATGCAGGCTTTTGTCCAGCGTAGTACAGCCGGAAGTCCTTCCAATTTGTCTGAATGGCAGCTGTACCAAATCGAAGATGCCCTGTCGGTGCTCAGCCCACGGGAAAGAGAGTGTTATGTACTTGCCCATGGCGAATGTTTTTCACACAGTGCCATTGCTGCAATGCTAAATATCGGTAAGGACAGCGTAACGGAGTATATAAGCCGGGCACAGAAAAAAATATCCCGTGAGCTTGAAAACAGTCTTTTTTTGGTACAGTGAACACCTTTCCGCCCGAGAGCAGCTTTTTGTCCCGCGAATGCCACCTATAGGTGAAAGCTATTATTAATAAAATAGTAATAGTTTAAACGAATGGGAGGGATTTTCATGAGTAAGGGATACGCTTATCTTGATCACACAGAATCTGGGGTGCTGCATATTGTTGATGACGAGGCAACAGCACGACAGAATACCGGTCCAGATGGAAAAGTTGAGGAAGTGTGGTTTCCGCACGAAAAAGGATACCCGGTTGTGCAGGGCCATCAGTATGTAATCTATGCTGACGGCACTGAGAAGCAGGGACGTGCCGTACCAGGCTATCTTCAGCAGCTAGTCAACGCTTTGAAATAAGCTGCTTTCCCCGGCAAGTCCGGGGTTTACGGCTGGCGCAGGTGCTTCGAGCGGTTCAATTCCGCAGCCAGCAATACCCAAAAATATGAAAGGAGAAGAGTATGGCATTAAAAGCTGTCAAACGTCCTCCACCTGTACCGGCCAGCTCCAAGCTGCAGCCGGTTCTTTGTCGTGGGTGCATATGGGGATCTTGGACGGGCGACAAGCAAATGTGTATGTTGCCCAAATGTCAAAAGTAAATCCCGTTTCCAAGAGGTGGTGATATGAAGTACGTTCAGCCGATCCGTGATGATCGGATCATTGAAGGAATGAAACATTATTTCCGTAACCGGAGCATGCGGAATTATTTGTTCTTTTGTATTGGTATATACAGCGGCCTGAGGGTATCCGATCTAACAACCATTATGGTTGGAGAAGTCAGAAGCAGCCATGTGAACAAGATGGAAAAAAAGAACAAGAACAATAAGCGGTTTATCATCCATCCGAGCATTCGTGACGAACTGGATAGGTTTATCGAAGGCAAAAGGGACGATGAATACTTGTTCGCTAGTCGGCAAAGGAAGACCATTAGCCGACTTAAAAACCAGCCGATAGACCGATCAACAGCCTATCGTTTTTTGAACGAAGCGGCAAGAGAATTCGGGCTGAAGGAAATCGGCAACCATACCCTTCGTAAAACGTGGGGGTATCGTCTATATCGCCAGGATGAACGAAATCTAGCGTTACTAATGGATGCTTTCGGACACAGCGATATGCGGGTAACTTTGCGGTATATTGGGCTCACCCAGGACCTGTTAGATCGTGCAACCTTGCGGATGCATTAATTTTTACGCACCATAATTAGCGCTTTGTTGCAGTCGGCTATTTCTTGGTCAATGCATTATATGAAGGAAAAGAAAAATAGGGTGGATGCCTGAGCGCAACAGAATTCCGTTGTGGTGCACTCAAGAACCATTATTTAGTAGATAGTTAAAGCCATTCTTTATCTGGCTAAAGTAACGTATGGGAATAACTGTTAAAAGTGTACTGTGCAAACACGAATACCGTTCGGAGGTGGTGGTGATGAGGTGAGCAGAGGCAGAAGTGAAAACCGTGACAAGGCATTTAATTTGTGGGAAAAAAGCGGGAGAGCGATGCCGCTTGTTGAAATTGCCAAGCGCTTGGGAGTTTCAGCTTCCTTAGTCCGCAAGTGGAAGCATGAGGACGCATGGGACGCAAGACCAAGGCGTAAGCGTGGCGGACAGCCGGGTAATCAGAATGCTGTCGGGAATAAGGGCGGCGGTGCTCCACCAGGTAATAAAAACGGCTGGAAGCATGGCAGCTATGAATCTATGTGGATGAGCCAGATTGCTGCTGAACACAAGCTGAAGCTTATGCAGATGGAAACCGATCCGCGACAGATTCTCATAAATGAAATAGCACTGCTGGAATATCGAGAGTTTATGTTGATGAAGAACATGAATGAGATTGAAGCGGGGATTGATCGGATCAGCATTGAACGGAAGTATCAGTTCTTTGAAGAGGATGACGCGGATGCTGGAGGGGCGGAAACGCTTCGCTTTGTGGACGGCGTGCCGCAGTTCAAACCCGTCAAGGTTGTGCAGAAGCAGATTGTTGAAGAGAAGACGAAAGAACCGCAGAAGCTTGAGCGCATGCTGCAAATACATAATGCGCTTACGGCAGTACAGGGGCGGAAAATGCGCTGTGTGACAATGCTTGACCAGTTTGATCGTAATGAGCTGACAACCGAGGAACTGAAACTCAAGGTGGAGCGGATGCAACTTGAAGTTAATAAGCTTAGATCGGAGGCGTGGTGATGGCAAGACACAGTATACTTCAAGCGTTCTATACATCTGATAAATGGCGTGACTTCAGGATGGGCCTTATTGCAGAGCGTGGGTTGACTTGTGAGCATTGTGGCAAGCGTGTTACTCAAGCCCGACAGCTCACAGCTCACCATATCATTGAGCTGACACCAGACAATGTTCATGATGTGACGATTGCCCTGAATCCGGAGAATGTTATTCTTGTCCACCATACATGCCATAACGAAATTCATAAACGCTTTGGTGCCAAGCGCAGTCGCAGCGTTTATTTAGTTTACGGACCACCGTTTGCAGGGAAGAAGACTTTCGTTACTGATCGGATGATGCGCGGGGATATTGTTGTTGATATGGACCGATTATTCGAAGCTGTATCTTTCCAGCCGTCTTATGATAAACCTGACAATCTATTGAGCAATGTAATGGGTGTCCATAACCTGCTTCTTGATAATATTAAAACACGCATGGGCAAATGGGGAGATGCGTGGGTAATTGGTGGATATCCGGAAAAGTTTAAGCGTGAACGTTTAGCCAATGACTTGGGCGCTGAACTGGTCTTTATCCAGGCTTCAAGAGACGAATGTTTATCCCGCCTTTCGTCCGATGCGCAGCGCCAGCATGTACAAGCTGAATGGCGTGGCTACATTGAAAAATGGTTTGAACGCTTCCAACCATAGCCCCCCCGACCAGAAACAGGAGGGAGGGCCTGGGGAACCGTGTGAGGGACCCAAATTTTGCACAAACCAAAAATTTTGAAATTCGGCGAGGTGATCAAAATTCCAGACAAAAATGACGTTCTCAACAAAGAGCTGGCGAAACTTCGCGAGATATTCAAAAAAATAGACCCTGAAAAGGCGGATTTGGTTGACGGGCTGATTGAGGACGCTGCTTTCTTAAAAGCGGAGAATTTTGAGCTTCGCACCCGTATGGCCATAACGGGAATGGTTGAATTTCATCCTTCCAACCCCAGGCTGCAGCGTACGGTAGAAGCGGCAAAACAGTATCTCAAGAATGTAAATTCTTATGCTGTAATTGTTAAGACGCTGAACGGTGTGCTCATGAAGGACGTGATCGAAGATGAAGACGAATTCGACAAGTTCCTGCGTGAACGTCAGAACGAGTAATTATCTTCTTCAGTATAAGGCTGCGATTGATAGAGGCGAGATCATTGCAGGGCAAGAGCTGAAGCAGTTGCTGGAGAATCTTGTTGAAGACCTGGACAATCCGGCTTACATTTACGATACATCGGATGCTGACTTCCGTATTTCGTTCATCGAAAACTTCTGCCGTCATACGAAAAGCCCTTTTTATGGAATGCCTTTTCACCTTGAGCTTTGGGAGAAGGCTTTCATCGAGGTCTTTTATTCGTTCAAGTGGTCGGATGAGGGATACCGGGAGTATTACGAAGAGGACCCTCCGAAGCCGAAGCTCCGCCGCTTCAAAAAGGCAATCCTGCTCATAGCGCGGAAGAATGGGAAGTCCACGTTGTGCGCAGCTCTTTGCCTCACGGAGCTTATGGTGGGAACTGGAGGGAACGACATTGTTTGCTCCTCCAACGATGACAGCCAGGCCGATCTAATTTTTGGCGAGATTAATAATATGCGGGAGCAGTTCGACGCCAAAGGAAAACGAACCCACAAGAATCTAAGGGGAATTTTCAACCTGAAGAACAAGAGCAGGGTTTTCAAAATCTCAGACAAGACACGGAACAAAGAAGGCCGGAACATTGACGGCGCTATTCTGGATGAATCGCACGAGATGAAAACCAACGTGATTGCCAAATCGATTGATCAGTCTCAGTCCACCAAGGACGAACCTTGGTTCATTAATATCACGACTGAGGGATTTGTGAATGACGGTTACTTGGATCAGGAACTTAAATACGCTCGCCAGGTGCTGGCCAAAGAGATTGAGGATGCCACGCTGCTTCCCTGGTTTTACACACAGGACAGTGAACAGGAAATATGGCAGGACCCCAGGACATGGCAGAAGTCCAACCCTAGTCTTGGGACTATTAAAAAGGTGAAATACATTAAAGACCAAATCCGTAAGGCACAGCGTGACAAAGCCGAGCGGGTTTTTATGTTGTCTAAAGACTTTAATATCAAATCCAATAATGCCGCGGCATGGCTGCTTGCAGAGGAAATTACAAACGCCAATGATCAGCCGTTTGATTTGGAGGAGATGCGCGGCCGTGTCGCCATCGGTGGTGTTGACTTGTCCAAGTCCGGCGACCTTACTTGTGCGCGGGCACTCTTCCTGAAGGACGGAAAGAAGTACACCGTTTCACAGTATTTCATTCCTGAATCAAAACTGGCCCAGCTCCCCAAAGAGGACTTGGAGCGGTTTAAGGAATGGATTCAGCAAAACCGAATTACCGTCTGCGATGGTAATGAAAATGACTTCCGTCTTGTGACCGCTTGGTTTATTAAGCTGGTCAAGGAATACGGCATTCGCTTCCTGAAGATCGGCTATGATAAATGGTCCGCCGTCTATTGGGTCAAGGAGATGGAGGAAGCGGGCTTTGATATGGTTCGTGTCGTGCAGGACTGGGCGCCGATGTCGGAACCAATGAAGCTTGTTGAAGCGGATCTGCGAAGCAACTTAATCTATTACAACAATGACAGCCTGGATAAATGGTGCTTGGAGAACACGTCCATCCAGGTTAACTCCAAGATGGAGCAAATGCCGGTGAAGATACAAGGCAAGGACGACAAGAAGATTGACGGCGCGGTGACCTTAATCATTTGCTACCGGGTGTACATCGATAACCGCAGTGATTTCGTCCGTCTGAACGCCGCATAGGGAAGGAGGGGAAGAAGTGACGCTATGGAATTCAATTCGAGGGCTATTAAATAAAACCAGGAACTACATGTTTGCTAAATTAATGGGCGGATATATTCCGACGTTCGGTCAATTCGGTGAGAACATTTATGCTTCGGATGTTGTCCAGGTTTGCATAGATGTGATAGCCACTGAGATCAGCAAACTGCAACCCAAGCATATCCGTACGGATGCAACTGGCCAGCAAACAATGCCCAGGAGCAGCCTAAACCGATTATTCAAATTTGCTCCGAATGATCTTATGACCATGCGCGACTTTCTTGAAAAAGTCATATGGTTGCTTTATTTGAACTACAATGCATTTATTTATCCGACTTATGTGACTACTTCTGATCCGTCCGGGAAAGAAGTCCGGACATATACAGGTTTATATCCGCTTAACCCTACGCAAGTCGATTTTTTACAGGATGAAGCGGAGCGGCTATTTATTCGTCTGTATTTCGCTTCGGGTGATAACTTCACGCTGCCTTACTCGGATGTTATTCACTTGAGGAAGAAGTTTTCAGTGAATGAAATCATGGGCGGCGGGTCTGATGGACAACCAGATAATGACGCACTGCTCAAGGTATTGCAGATTAACGATGTCATTATGCAAGGTCTTGAGAAGGGTATAAAAACCAGCATGTCGGTTAGAGGTATTATGAAAATTAATACGCTAATGGACGATGCTGCGCAAAAGGCGGAGCGGTCAAGGTTTGAAGAAATGATGCGGAGCGGAGAATCCGGGATTTTGCCCGTTGATATGAAAGGTGAATTTACTCCGATCAATATTGATCCGAAGATCGTCGACAAAGAAACGATGGAATTTTTGGATAGTAAGGCCCAGCGTTGGTTTGGCGTATCCCTCCCGATTCTAACCGGGGATTACACGGATGAACAATATCAAGCATTTTACGAAAAAACGCTCGAACCTATTGTTATCTCACTTGGCCAAGCCTTTTCCAAGGCATTGTTTACTGATCGGGAGATTGATGTTGGCAATGAAATTGTGTTTTACCACAGGAACATGATGTATCTCTCCACGGCAGCCAAGTTGAATCTGATTAAAACGGCAGGCGAACAAGGGCTACTGAGTGATGATCAGAAGCTTGCCATTCTAGGATACCCACCGCTGGAGGATGGAAGTGGATCGCGGCGCACTATGTCGCTTAATTATATTGATGTCAGTCTGGCAAATGCTTATCAGATGGGCCGGAAAAGTACAACACAAGGAGGGGATAGCGGTGGGGAATAAGCTTCCCAATAAAACGGACCCGGTGAAACGGAGTTTTGGAATATTGGATATCCGCGCCGTTGACGACGGTTCTTTTATTGAAGGACACGCAGCGGTATATGATCAGAAAACCAATATCGGCGGTTGGTTTTTTGAAGTCATCGAACGCGGCGCTTTTGACGGGACAGATTTTGACGACGTGTTATTTAGCACGAATCATGATCTGAAGAAAATTCCACTTGCACGAAGCCGCCGAAATAACGGCAACAGCACAATGCAGTTGAGAACAGACGACCGCGGGCTTTACGTGAAGGCAAACCTTGATGTCGAAAATAATACTGAGGCACGGTCTTTATATAGTGCTGTGAAACGAGAAGACATCGATGGGATGTCTTTTATTTTTTATGTGGCAGATGAAGCCTGGGAGGATTTGGACACGGATATGCCAACGCGTAGAATCCAAAAAATCCAGAAAGTCATTGAAGTGAGTGCGGTCAACTTCCCGGCCTATACCGGGACTGACATAAATGCTCGGGACAAAGAGGCATTGGATAATGCCCGTGCGGCATTGGATAATGCGCGGTCCGCCGGATTGGACAATTCGGACGAGCTGGAAATTCTCAAATATAAAACTCAAATTTTAATGAAAGGTTAAGGTGTTGGAAATGAACAAGAAAAAACTTTTGGAATTGATTTCGAAGAGAGAAGCCCGTAAATCAGAGTTGTCTAAAAAGGCGGAAACTTCTGAAGATGTTAAGGAACTGCGGTCTATCAATGGAGAATTGTCATCCCTTAATGAAGAGATTGCTGAGTTACGGTCACTTATCGATACGGCGGATGAAGATGACGAAGAAAAACGCGATGATGAACAGGAAGGTGAGCAGCGCGGAGCATCCCCGGTGGGCCGATCAAAGATTCTTGGGACATTCGGCTTAGGTGGAGCAGCTTCTACCGGTGAAGAGAAGCGCGAGAAGGAATTAGAGCAAAAATTTGATCAACGCGGCGCTGACCTGAAAGCCAAAAAAGCCGTCACTTTTGAATTGGAAGAAATGCCGGAGCTTCGTGCAACCAGTATCGGCGGCGGTAAATTGGTAGTCCCTAAGAAATACAGCAATACACTGAACGAAACATTCAACGAAGTATCCGGTGTTATCGATACCGTTAATGCTGTTCCACTGAATGGTGGAGAAAGCTATGAGAAGGGGTTTGTCGTTAGTTACGGTGAAGGTGATTATACGTCCGAAACGGGGGATTACGTTGAGACCGACCCTAAGTTCGATTATGTGAACATTGGGAAAGCCAAAATCACCGCCTATTCTGAAATGACGGATGAATCGCAGAAGCTGCCAAACGTAGACTATCAGGCATATGTTCGCCGGAATATCGTCACCGCCTTGCGCAAAAAAATATCAAGACAAATCATTGCAGGCACTGGAGCGGCCAACATGATCACGGGTATTTTTAAAGCACCGGTCAATGTCATCCCTACGGAAACCGACTTGGAAGTCTCGGATATCGATGAAACTACGCTCGACAAGATTGTGTTCGGGTACGGCGGAGAAGAAGAGGTCGAAGGCGGCGCATATTTATTCCTCAATAAAAAGGACCTGGCCGCTTTTGCTGCTCTTCGTAATTCTGATGGCAAGAAGGTTTACAAGATCACATTGAACGGAAATACCGGGACAATCTCATCTGATGAAAGCTATCAAGTGAGATTTATCATTAACAGTGCTTGTCCGGCACTCTCCGATTCGGGAACAGCTGCGGATGCGTATTGCATGGCATATGGGATGCCTGCTGTATATGAAATGCCTATTTTTTCAGCCGTTGAAGTACAAGAAAGCCGTGACTATAAATTCCGTTCGGGTCAAATTGCTTATCGCGGAAGTGTATGGGTCGGCGGGAATGTTGCAGCATACAAGGGGTTTGTACGTGTTAAAAAGGCCGCTAGTGGGACTTAATCTTTAATTTGATGGATGGGCGGGAAACCGCCCCTGTTACTAAAAGGAGTGTTCTACATGGCAAGAAAGAAACTTGATGCAGAAAAGCTTGTTACGGTACAAGCGGCGGTTCCTGTAGTCATCTGGCAAGCGAATCGGCCATTGACCGAGCAGCAACACGAGGAACTGTCCCGGAAGCTGCAGTCGGAACAGGATCGGACAGGCGTCAAAGTCATGCTGGTTCCTAATTCGGTCGATGTAGAAATTGGAATCGTTATGGAAGAGCGGCAACAAGCTGCCCAGCTTGAAGATGATCAACCAGCCGCCAGCGGTGGGGCAGATGAATGAAGAATCCCTCCTGCGGGAATGTAAAATCGGGCTTGGCCTCCCAGAAGACAGCTCTGATTTTGACGCCGTGATTAAGCAAAAAATATTGGCCGTGAAATCCTTTATGTCAGGTGCTGGGGTTTCAGCAGCATTGATGGAGGATGACCTGGCTACAGGCGTAATTGTGTTGGGTGTAACTGATCTGTGGAGCATGACAGGAGGGGAAGTCAACTTCTCTCCTGTTTTTTATATTTTGCTGAATCAGCTTTCCGTCCGAAGCGGGGTGTGAAATGGCTACTTTCAAAAGCAGCAAGCAGGTCCGTTATGACAGGGTCATTACATTAATGAGCAATACGTTAAAGACTAAGGATGAAATCGGAAACGAGGTTTGGGGATGGAAAGAAAAGAAAGTCCCTGCCCGAGAAGTCCAAGTAAGCGCAGCAGAGTTTTATAATGCGGCACAGGCAGGACTTAGGCCTGAAACGCAGTTCGAAACCTACCAAGCACACTATGACGGTGCAGTAAAGGTCAAGTATGACGGTACGGTGTACAACATCATTCGAACCAGGGTTATTGGCGATAAAATCCTAATTGTTTGTGAAAGGGTGGCGGCAGATGGTTGATATTGATCGCCTGGCAAATGAAATTACGGATGCAGTCAGGGATTACACGGAGAATGTTGCTGACAGCATCGAAAAACGGGTGGAAGAAGTAGCCGAGCTTGTGCAGCAAGATGCCGCCGCCAATGCGCCTAAGCGAACAGGTAAGTATGCCAAGGGTTTCAAAGTCACCAAGAAAGACTGGGACGGAAGGGTACGCAGGGTCGTTTGGAATAAGAAGTATAGTGGCCTTGTCCATCTCTTGGAATTCGGGCATGCCAAGCGCGGCGGGGGAAGGGGAAGGGCCTATCCT